GAAACCGCTCACGGAGCGTCAACCTTTTGAGCATTACCGCCTCACCTGCAACTCATGGTAAACGACCGTTCCAGCCGGATTAAGCGGCTTGGCTTCGACAATGGTGCTCACAACACCGCCGATGATGACCTTGTCGGTTGTCGTCGGCTGGATCGGCAAGCCCTTGGTGGCGACGTAGACCTTCTTGTCCGTCGATTTGATCAGCGTGCCGTCAACATCCTTCTGGTCGTAATCCAGCGCGACCAGAATGCATGGATAGTCCGTATCGCTTGTGCCCGGGTTCCACGGATCGCCAGATGTCTCGGTACGCCGGATAGCGCCAGTCTGTCCGAACTTGGATATCAAGCGATCTGCGGTCTTGACCGACCGGGCATAGTTGAACTTCTGCGCCATGTTACGCCCTCGCCGCCGATCCGAACACACCCGGTCCCTTGCCACGGATGAACCCGGCAAGAATGCCATCAATGATGCTGACTACTGGCAGAGCATCCTCGGCCCGTCCTGTACTGTCCTGATACGTGACGGACAGATCGCCGACTTGTTCCTGTTTGATCGCTTCGGCTGGCACGTAATCTGGCGATAGGCTCCCCGGTACGATCAATTCCCGCCACGCAGCCTCACACAGCGCATTCTTGGCCTTTTGCGGAATCGTTGTGCTCGGAAGCAGCGCACCGCGCCACACGGCGTTCTTTCGAGGCCATTCAAGCGCCTGTTCTACCGTCGCAGGTTCACCGATGAACCGCTGGCCGTATGTGCCATCCAGCCATGTCGTACCGCGGCGCAAGGCCTGTTCGACTTCGGGATCGGTCTTGTCGGCCAGATCGTAGCCGACCTTGCCACAATAGGCCCTAAACTCATTCAGATCGACGTAGCTGTCAGCGTCAGGATCGCCGGGGGTGACGATAAGTGCCATGCCTACTCATCTCCAAAACAAATCTGACGCTTGGCCCGCTCCATCAGGATTAGCGTTTCGCCTGCGTTGGCAGAACCACTCACCCAGAACGAGCCATCTTCAAGTTGCCCAAGCACAGCCACGGTTGTGAGACCCTTCCCTTTGGCGGCTTCGAGAATGGCGTCAGGGTTGAACCTAAACCCCTCTCCGACTTCAACCGGCTGGAGCTTGACCACTTCGCTCATTCTGCGCCCGCCGCCGCATTCAGTTCGTTGAACTTGTCGATCAGCGTTTCAAGTTTGGCTGAAGGATGAGGAGCCTTGCCGGTTGCGGCTTCAATAGCCGCCCGGAGCTGCTCTTCGCTGAACTGGTCGCCGCTGTCCGTGCCAATGCCGTTGGCAGACGGCGTCTGCGACTGCTGGCCTTCGTCCTTCCCGCGCTTCTTGTGCGGGTTGATCACCTTCGCATCCTCCGGCGCGAACCGAGCATCGATGATCTTCATGCCATTCTCACGAAGAGACTGCTTCAGCTTGGCCGAAACCGGATGGACGACATAGGCGATTTTCAGTTCTTTGCTCATGATCGCACCTTATGGGGCCGTATACGTGAAGGTCGGAACACCGGCGGCAACAGCAACGGTGATAGTGCCTCCGTCCGCCGCGGTGAACGAATTGCCGTCCTTGACGATGCTATCGGTAGCCGCCAGAACCGTGGTGGTGATCGCACCGGCAGACACCGTTCGCGTGGCGGTCGATGCTTTCCCTGCGGCATCAGTGATATTCTGAGAGCCGTTAGCAACCGGCGCAATCGTTGCGGCCAGTTTCACATTGGAAACCACACCGGATGCAACCGTAGCGCTATGAGTGCCAGCGACAGCCGCGCCGGCGCTGTTCTGTATGGTCACCGCCGCGCCGTTGGCAACGCCAGCAATGGTCGCCGGAAGCTTGATATTGCTCGGCTCATTCGCCGCTACAGTTAGCGTACCGGTGCCGATTGCGGCGCCCTCGCTGTTCTGGACAGGGATCGTGCCAGCATCCGCGATAATGGCATTTGTCGCGGGAAGTGTCGTACCCGTAACGGCGTTACCAGAAACAGCCAACGTCACAGACACGCCATCGACATTCAGCGTGCCGCCATCCGTGACTACAGCCTGATCATCCGGCAAATCGGGCGCGGGAGGATTCTGAGGATCGAATTCAGCGATCTCGCTGTACGCCGCAGGGATTGAGCCTGCGACGAAATCACATTGCTCGATGATTTCCGCGCCTTCTGAATCCTTGCCCAGTCCAGCAGGGACGGCAGCATTACTCACCTGCACCAGGTAAGGCGTTTCGGCCAAAGCATTCAGAGCGGCAATTTCCGACAGTTCTTCGGCAGTCGCCACCGCGCCCGCAGTGAAATAGATGATCTTTTGGGCCATCATTGGCTCCTTTATCCAGACCGGAAACAAAAGGGCGAGCCGTAGCCCGCCCCTATTTACTTACGCCGCAGCGCCTACCGTCAGAGTGCCGGCGGTATGCTTGATCGAAGTGACGACCTTGTCCCAATTCGACCCGGTGGCCAGTTCGGCATCAGTCGGAGATTTGCCGCCGTTTGCCTCATCCCAGGTGTACCCCTTGAGGCCAAGGCCGAAGGTATAATCGATCTGGAGGGTCGTCTCGATGCGCTGCTTGCCGTTCGTGGTCTGGATATTCGAGATAATATCCCGGCTATCCGTAACCGTCGCGGCACCTGCCACGAGAGAAAGAACCCGGCGAAGAGCGGGATCGGAACCGGCGGCAGCCGTGAACAGGGCCGGCGCATCGGTCACAACCGTCAGCTTGCCCAGAATGTCGATGACGCGCACCGTGCCAGCCTGGAAAAGCTGCTGTGCATTGGTCAGGTTCTGGCCGATGAAACCGTGATAGGTCGCACCGTCCATGACCTGAGCAATCAGCAGACCGGAATGATCGCCGAACAGTGCGTGGCTGTTGTTGACCGCAGAATAGGTCACTGGACCCGTTGCCGACACATCGACGGTCGTCGCCGCGCCCTGATTGCTGATTGCCGCCACGAGGGCCGCAATTGCCGTGTTGAGCTGATCCTGAAGGAGAGCTTCCGCGAAGTTCCGGGATGCGACTTCGATGCCCTCGGCGGTCGGCTTTTCAAGCCAGGTCATCTGCGAGGGTTCATACCGGACGGGACCAAAGCCGCCGGCGACCTTGACCGAAGTGTGCTTCTGCTGGGTCAGATCGGTCGGCGCGGCATCATCGTTGGTCGCATAGCGATCCACACGGCGACGAGCAGAATGGATGGCGGCATAGAACGATTCCTGAAGGAAATCGCCTTCAAAGCCTTCCGTGGTCAGACGGATCGCGCCACCAGAAGCGGCGTTGAACTTGTTGACCATCTGGGCCAGCGTTTCGATGGTGGCAGGCATGAAGTATTTGTTGAATACCTGCATCTGGGAGAGAGACATGGGAAACTCCTCTGTTTGTCTCGGGATTTGGAAGGATGAATGGGCTTCCCGCCCGAATGTTGCCGCTTCTCATCCCGAGACAGCAGCAGAGATTTCCGAAGGACGATCAGCCCTTCAATTCAGGGAACTTGGCAGCGATGGCGGCAGCGCGTTCTTCCTTGGTGCCGCCGAAGTTGCCGCGCTGCTGAGTTCCGCCAGTCCCGCCGTTACCGGGCTGCTTTCCGCTGCCGGACTGACCGGAACCTTCAAATGCGGGGCCGTAAACGTCCGACTGGCGCATTTCGGCAACCAGTTCGCGGATCGACATCGGTTCGCCCTTGCCGTTTACGCGATCATTGCCGTCAGGCTGCAAAACCTTGACCTTGACACCTTCGTCGGTGACTTCGCTCTTGGTGATGTTCAGGACATGGGGCAACAGGAGATCGACCGACCCCTTGTGCTCCGCAATGGCTGCGATTGCCTCCTGCTTTCGCGCCAGTTGATCGACCAGGCCTTCGAGCGATGAAATCTTGCCGGCATGGGCGGTGAGTTCTGCCTTGTGCTTTTCGAGCAGTTGAGCCTTGGCCGCTTCAAACTTGGTGTTCGCGATCTTGTCGGCTTCTTTGGCCGGATCGATGCTGGTCAGCTCTTCCAGCTTTGCCAGAGCCTCGCGTGCCTTGTCAGGATCGATGTCTTTGAATTTGACGACATCGCGTTCCAGTTTTTCACGCGTGGTGCGTTCCTTGCCGAGCGCCGTCTTGAGGCCATTCACGTCTTCCAGCGCGAATCCGTCCACCGGCTCGACATCGAGAACGAACTTGCTGTCCTTCTCGACATACAGAGCCTTGATTGCATCATCGATACCGTCGAGCGATGCCAGAATTGCTTTGAGAGCCATGTTTATCCATCCCGGATAGTTGTGCGCTTCCCGCGCATTGAAAAAGGCCCGGAAGGATCACCCTACCGAGCCGTGTGAAGTCAGATTGTCGATTGAACTATTCCGCCGGCTCTTTCACCGGTGGAGTGACCGCAGCGGTCAGATCATCCTCGGTGTCATCGCCGGGAAGTTCGTCCATAATCCGTTTTTCCTCTTCGTCCGCGTCAAACTCGGGTGAAAGGATGCTTCTGCGCTTCATTTCTTGCCAGAGCGTCTGTGTGCTGAGCTTTCCGCGCTCGTTCATAGTCAGAAGCGTTTCAGGTGCCTTGTCCTCACCAAGCTCGATAGCGAAGTCAGTGTTCACGTAGACGGTCGGCTCGAGCTTCACGTTCAACCACATCGATGTGAAGACATAAGCTCGCTCCAGACAATCCTTGAGCATGAAAGCCCACGCCTGTACGGCGCTGGCTGACTTCTGGGAGGCGAAGGCGGCTGCAACCTGTGTTATCCCACTTGTGCCTGCTGTCAGCGGCTGGCGGCCAAGTTCGCGCATCTGGGTTTCGGTCTTGTCCACCTCTTCAGACAGAAACTTGAGCGATGAGGCTGACGGCTCGATGAACTGCCACTGTCCGCTCTTCGCGCCATCAGGAGCCGGAGGCGCATAAAGAACCACCGAGGGTCCAATAGGCGCCATGATCGGCCTGCCGTTCT